AAAGAACGAAAGGCTACAAGGCGCCATAGACAAAAGTTTAGAGACCTTGGGAGCCAACAGAGATCTTTATTTCAGGAACGTATCGATAAATGCCATACCAGGACTCAACGACAAGAGAAGATTGACTTCTGTAACACAGATAAACATGGAGATTGTCGAACCGTTTGGCATAAGCCTTCTCGAAAGGATTAGGGCCGCGGCAATCAACAACGACTACCTTGACCACTTGGACGCTCCATACTTGCTGACTATTGAGTTTGTGGGGTTTGACGAGTTGGGTAACCAAGCCACTGATAAACTTACGCAGGCAATGAAAAGGGTGATCCCTGTCAAACTAGTGGACATGAACATGGATGTCAGTCAGGCGGGCACGGTCTATAATCTTAAGGCTATTCCGTACAATGAGTTTCCATACCTGAACGTGTATAACTGGCCGAGGACCAGTGGTCAACTAAACCCAGAAGGAAAGACACTAGAATCAGCGGTTAAAAAATTAGAACAACTTTTAAATCAACAGAACGAAGACGAGAACGAACAAGGACAAAACGAACTACCAGACAAATATGTAATCAGCATCCATGAGGATCTTGCTCCGGAAAAACTTATACAGTTGAGCACTGTGCCTCAATCTGGTATGGCTCAAGGAGCCACAGGCGCTGACGCAGGTTTCTACGTTGGCACAGGACAGGAAGTTCCACCCGACTACATGAAATTTAATTCAAACATGAGCATCATCAAAATACTTGAGGAGATAATGAAGGGACACCCCGACTACACCGACAAGAAATTTGCTGAGTTCTACAGAAAGGCATCTAAGGAGTTGGGAGTCGCAGAATTTAAAGGAGGAGCAGGCGCCGTGCTTGAAGCGGCCGAGGATTTTTATTTCAAATACTTTAAGATAAGAGCATCAATTATTCCGATAAGCAAGGAGTTTGACACTATCAGGGCCACGCACCGTAAGATCATTAAATTTGCCATAGAGCCATACTACGTTCATGCCTACTCACTGGCCATACCCGGAGTCAGCACAGGACAGAATTTTAAAAACTTTGTTTTCAAAAAATACAACTACACATTTACAGGAGAGAACGTTGATATCCTCGACCTAGATATCAAGTACAGGGTTGCTTACTTCCAAAGCAGATTGAAGGACTTTGAGGCGGACAACAAAAGAAAAAACAAGATAGACAAGATCGAAAGCAAAAACACAGGTGGCACCACTGGATTAGACATATTCGGCGATGGAAGTCTTATACTGAAATCAGAACCTAGTGTGGCCAAGTCAGAAGGCACAGGAAAAACAGGCGGAACACCAAGTGAATTGGATTCTTTTTTGGATTCTTTGACACATCCTTTGGCAGACATGGTTAATGTTCGATTGGAGATATTGGGAGATCCTGCATGGATGGGGCAGAGTCAATACATACCAGCGGCCCCGGAAATATTTTCAGATGCCAAGGCCATACACAAAGACAGCACAATAGATTATTGGAGAGGTAACAGGAAACGTATATGGAACGATGAGTTAAGATGTTACAATGCCGACGTGGCGGAACCTATAATGATGCTGAATTTCAGAATGCCTACTGACCTTAACGATCTCACAGGGGTGTATGAACTGCAAAAAGATCAGTCAGCAGAATTCAGTGGCCTTTACAGAGTGGTAACAACCGAACACAATTTCTCAGATGGAAGATACACCACGGTCCTTAACCTTACAAGATTTAATAACCAGGGTGTGAACATTTCTAATCCTGTTCCAACTGCGACAGTGATATCAGATGGCGTGGCATCAAAGGTAGTGACGGAGGTAGAAGCCAACTCACTCGTGAAAGAGGCCATGAGTGCATATAAAGAAGTAACTAATATTGGGAGAAAGTTCCAAGAACTTATTTCAAAAATTAAAGGATATTTTGGTTAATGAGTCTAAAGCATAATTTAAAAGGACACACATCGACGTCAAAGGCACCAGGCAGTGATCAGTCATGGTCGCAGGCCAACGCCGGTCCGTTTTTGGGAATAGTCAAGAACAACAAGGATCCGGTGAGGATGGGAAGATTAAAAGTGTTCATTCCAAGCCTTGCAAAAACAAACAGTCCGGTGGAAAGTCAGTTGGTCACTTGCGAATATCTCGCTCCATTTTATGGAGCCAAGGGAGAAAGATACACTAACGGTGCTTCTAGAGAATACAACGATTCACAGCACTCTTACGGAATGTGGATGGTGCCACCCGACTTAGAAACAAAGGTACTAGTTATTTTTGCCGAAGGCAAGATGGAGCAGGCATACTGGATAGGTTGCATACAGGATCCATACACCAATCACATGACGCCAGGCATAGCGGCCAGCGAAAATACCTGGGATACCGTTGTTGGAGAACAGTCAGGTCCTCCGGGCACACCACAAGACACCCTAGATAAAATTAAGACATATGGTACTAAGACCGTGCCTTCAGGTGAATTGAACAGGAACACTCCGGGAGCATTGACTAATGGGAATTACGAATCAACACGAAAACCTATACACCCATTTGCAGACACGTTGCTAAAGCAAGGTCTAATAGGAGATCCCGTAAGAGGTACTACCACATCGTCTGCTAGACGTGAGACTCCTAGCCAAGTTTTTGGTATCAGCACACCAGGAAGAAAAGATATAGGATCACAGAAGAAAAAAGTTGGAGCCAAAGATTCGCAAGAACAGGATTTTGTTTCAAGAGGAACGGGACATACGTTTGTAATGGACGATGGTGCAATAGATGGAACAAACCAGTTAACAAGATTGAGGACTGCTTCAGGACACCAGTTGTTAATGCATGACACGGCAGGTGTGGTGTACATAGCAAATGGTTCAGGTGATGCATACATAGAAATGCAGTCGAATGGAAGAATAGACATTTACTCTGGAATCGGTGGCATCAACCTAAGGACAGAGGGAGATTTCAACTTGCACTCTGACTCAAACATCAACATGCACGCCAACGGACAAGTGAGATTCAGTGCCGCCAATGAAATGATTCATTCTGCAGATGCATTGTTGAATTTGGGAGAAAAAGGTATATTCAATACTTCTCAGGCAGGGTCTATCAGAGACTACGCAAGAGATGGATTAAGTTCTTTCACCAATGGCACACAACTCCATGGAGCAGGAGGCCAAGTGCACTTGGCAGGTTCTCAGGTGCATTTCAACTCAGTTGGAGCAAGTCCACAGTGGGGACCTGCATGGCTGACACAGGAAAAGGTTGGTATGCAGTTACGAGAAGAAGGTGATGTTGAGTTGGCACAAAAAGGCATTAAACCTCTAGAGCAATTTACAAGAAAAACAAAAACCACTGTCCACAGGTTTGTTACACACGAACCAATGTTCAGAGCCAGTGTGATATCTAACGACGGGGTGATACCTATAGATGTCGATGACAAGAAACAGTGGAGCAAGAATGCCAATACACCAGGCACGCCAGAATTCTTGAACCATCGTAACAGGTTGAGTGAAAATAGTGCAATCAGAGATGCACAGTACCAGTCCGACGCATTGGCATACGTAAAACAGAAAATGGGAAACAGCACCAACACAACTAAAGCCAGACAGTTGCTTACAGATTTTGGTTTGAAATACAACGAGATATATGGGATCACAGAGAAAGTTAATCTGCCGTTTGACATAAAGGATAGTATAACAGAAAAAATCAAAGGCATAGAATTCAATTCGGATATCAAAGATTTGACAAAAAATCTTACGTCGCAAGTGGTAGAGAAATTTTCAGGCAAGAGCACAGAACTGTTTAAGGACAATGTGTTTGTTAATCAGGCAGGTGAACTTTTCACTTTGGGCAAATCCGCCACTAGTACTTTAGACGTTGCCAACAGGGCACTACATCAGGTGGACGGATTGAAAAATAATCTTTCGTCCGGCAACGTGGTCGGAACCATTGCCAACCTTAACAGCATCACACAGAACTATTCGAGTATAGTTGGTGGCAAGGTTGTAGGTATTAATTCTGTAACAAAATTGGCACAGAAAGTGGGACTTTACAATCCAAGTGCGGCGCGGTTAGGTGGACAGACATTCTTGCAGAACGTAGGATCTAACATCGGAGCAAAAATAGGAAATATCGGTGGAGCGGTCAAGAGTTTCTTTGGTGGATTCAAGTTCAGTGACAGGAGATTGAAAGAAGACATAAGGTTTATTGGAAAGTCACCATCGGGAATAAACATCTATTCGTTTAAATACTATCAAATACCAGGCAGGTACGTGGGAGTGATGGCACAGGAAGTGCCTTGGGCAAGACACATGACCGACACCGGGTATTATGCTGTGGATTACAGCAAAGTAGATGTTGAATTTAGGAGATTAAACTAATGGCATATGAGAGCAATTCCTCAGGCGACGGAGCAAGTAAATCTGTCACATTTAAAGGTTTCAGTTCAAGAGCCAATAGGCAAAATTTCAAATTGTATGATTTTGAGTGTGCGAAGCAGGACCTAATCAACAGGTTGAGTGTGCGTAAAGGCGAGCGTGTTGAAAATCCAGAATTTGGCACAATAATATACGATGCAATATTCGAGCCATTCACAGAGGCCCTCAAGGATTCGATAGTAGAGGATGTCACAGCAAATCTCAACGCTGATCCTCGTATATCAACACAGGAGATTACTGTGTCTGAAGCAGACAAAGGCATAGCAATACAGGCCACTATCACATACGTACCACTGAATATCACGGAAAAACTACGGTTCAATTTCGATGAGAATTCGCTGTTGCGCCTATCTTAATATACGCACTTAATTTAATATATAAATATCCATACAAACAGTATGGCCACAACAGATAGACAGAACAGATTGCTAGTAGCGGAAGATTGGAGAAAGATCTACCAGTCTTTCCAGCAGGCCGATTTCAAGAGTTACGACTTCGAGACACTGAGAAGGACCATGGTGGCATACCTACAGGAAAATTATCCTGACGATTTCAATGATTTCGTCGAGAGTTCAGAGTACGTTGCACTAATAGATCTTATTGCCTACATCGCACAGGCACTTTCTTTCAGGGTGGATTTAAATGCAAGGGAGAACTTCCTCGAAACAGCGGAGAGAAGAAACTCCATACTAAGATTAGCGAGACTGATCAACTACAACGCAAAGAGAAATTTACCGGCGACTGGTATGTTGAAGATGGATTCTATCTCAACAACACAGGATGTCACGGATTCTACAGGTACCAACATAGCAAACCAGACAGTGATCTGGAATGACTCGGCAAATTCTAATTACAGAGAACAGTTTATATCAATACTAAATGCCGCAAATCAAACGGGACAACTTTTTGGAGATCCAAGAGAGTCTGGACAAATAGGAGGTATAACAACTGAAATTTATACTTTCGCTTCTAACCAGTTGGGACTACCAATCTTTAATTTCAACAAAAACATAGGTGGTGTAACTAGACAGTTCGAGATTGTGCCAAGTACAATTTTAGATTCTGATTCGGTGTATGAATCGTCTCCTGTGCCAGGCACTGGATTGACTTACGCTTTTAGGAACGACGGTGGCGGAGATGCTTCAAATAACACAGGTTTCTTTGTGTTGTTCAAGCAGGGCAGTTTAGAAAACAATGACTTCACAGTAGATACAGCAGTGACAAACTACGTGAAAAGTCTCGACGCAACCAATGTTAACAACACAGACGTTTGGTTGTACAAGTTAGATCAGTTTGGACAACTTGCAGAACTATGGACAAAAGTTTCTGCCCTGTCAGGAAACAACGCAATTTATAATTCTCTATCAAAGGACGAAAGAAACATCTATAACGTGATTACAAAAAACAATGACGCGGTGGATCTTGTGTTCGGAGATGGAAATTTCAGTAATCTACCATTAGGCAGTTTCAGACTGTATTACAGAACTTCGGACAACGCCAAGTACGCCATACAGCCTTTAGACATGCAGGGTGTAAGTCTTACAGTACCTTACCTTGACGCTAACGGGTCACAGCAAAGTTTGACAATCAGTTGTAGTTTGAAACAGTCATTGTACAATTCCGCGGCTTCAGAAACAAACGATTCTATCAAAGAAAAAGCCGCACAGGTTTATTATTCTCAAAATAGAATGATCACAGCAGAAGATTATCAAGTGGTGCCTCTATCGGCGTCACAAGAAATTGTGAAAGTAAGATCTGTGAATAGATCAGCATCTGGTATAAGCAGGGCAAAAGAAATTTTAGATCCAACAGGCGCATACTCAAACGTTAGTGTTTTTGCAGAAGACGGTATCCTATACAGAGAAGAAACTTCTCCAAATTTCACATTTACATTCAACAACAGGAGTGATATACAATCTACTATAGATACGTCAGTTGAGAAAAAATTGAAAGAAGCATACTCTCGTCAATTCTATTATGACAAGTATGACACACAGGATCTGAGCACCCTTACAGCAACATGGAACTCATCTACAACGACAACAAACACCAACACCGGTTACTTTACAAATGGAGGTGCATTGGCGACTGGAGATTCTGCAACTTCTAATTTGAAATACGCCAAGGCGGGTGCATTAATTAAATTTACGTCACCAGACACAAGAACTTTCAAAAACGGAAAACTTGTTACGGCAGGAACGGAAGATTCAGAAGACAGAAAATGGGCAAAAATTTCTGCAGTCGAGGGCGATGGTTCAAACGGTGGTCTAGGAAATCTTTCTTCGGGCAAAGGACCTATAACACTTAATGACATAGTGCCAAATGGTGCTGTGCTGAATGCTGTGATACCTAATTTTACAACATCCTTCTCAACTGCTTTAGAAGCCGACATGCTTGATAGAATAGAGGCATACGAGGATTTTGGTCTTAGATACGATGTAGATTCGGAAGAATGGAAGATCATCACAACTTCAAATTTAAGTTCTAGTGCTGTATTCAGTTTGTCTAAAGCAGGAAACACTTCTGGAACTAACTTAGATGCCAGTTGGTGGTTCAAATTCACAAATGACGGAAACACATACACTGTAAATTACAGGAAAATGGAATACATTTTTGAGTCAGAGGCACAGAATAAATTCCATTATGACGTAGAAGAAAAAATTTACGATTACAAGACAGGTAAGACTGTGAAAGACACAGTTAAAATATTGAAGACAAACAGCATAGTATCTACAGGTAACAGCATTGGTTATCCAATCACTTGGCAGGTTACCGATGTTGTAAAAGAAGCAGACGGATTTCAGGACAATAGGAAAGTAAAAGTTGGATTTTTTGATGACGACGATGACGGGGTTGTAGATAATCCAGAATTGTTTGACATATTCATTGAACCAGATACAAGCATCACAACAAAATTTGTGTTCTTTGAAAAGTACATTTCTTATGACAGCATTGACAGATACAGACCATACTCGGCTACTAATTTTGTTGTGACACAAAATGAAGCGGACATCGACCTAAACACTGCATCATATGACAACAACCAGTTGTTTTATTTCTATGACGCAAGTGAGGACGTTGTGAAGAAATATGATTCTGATACTAACACTTTATCAACCACTACGGACTACTACGCAAGAAGAGGTAGAAGTTCTATAGATTTCCAATACAAGCATCATGCAGGACAGGAAACAAGAATAGATCCTAGCGTATCAAACATCATAGACACATATCTGTTGGAGAGAACATATGACAATCTATTTAGAATTTGGTTGCAAGATGGTGGAACAAGACCAACTCCATCAACGGCGGATCAGTTACGTATCAACTATGCAGGTACGCTTAACCCATTGAAATCATTGTCAGATCAAATAATTTACCATCCTGTGAAATACAAAATTTTATTCGGATCTAATGCCGACGA